TACTAACACAATCTATTAAATACATAAACAAAGATAAATTAACATAAAATGGCATACAAACAAAATGGAATAAACATTTTTGGCACCGGTGGTGTTGAAACCGGCAAAAGCAAAGGCACAAGTCTTGGTGCAGACGAACTACAAAGACAACTTGGAAGAGAACGAATTGAAGTGCCTAAAATTACCGAAAACAAGCAGCAAGCTACTCTTGATGGAAGTATGAACTTTCAAGAAGAATTGTCTAATAAAATGAATGCTAGTAGTGACTACACCGCCCCAGTGAGGGCTTTACAATCTAAAAAAGATGGTTTTGAAAAAGCACGTAATCGTGGTAATAAAGCCATTGCAGCTGACGGATCTTTCTCTAGTCTCGGTATAGCTACTGCGCAGAACATACTGTCAGGAGCTAAAGAAGGTATATCTAAGTTTAAAGAAAAAAGAGCAGCTAAGATAGCAGCTGATCCTAAGAGGGCTAAGATAAAAGATCTTAAGTCTCAATTAAAGGAAGGGCGTAAATTAGGTAGAGCTGAAAAGAAAGGAAACAGACAAGATAAAAAGATAGCTAAATTAGAAGGCAAATTAGGTATTGCAGCTACACCTAAAACTACACCTAAAGCTACACCTAAAGGAAATGGTAAAAGTTTAATAACTCCTGCAGTTAGCACTAGTATTAAGAAAACAAAAAGCCAAGCACCTCCAACAAGATTTACAAAGGTTCCAATTAAAGCAAAGACTAGCTCTAAAAGTTCTGGAGGTTCTGGAAAAAGTTCTAAACCTGCTTCTATCCACGAAGGAAAACAGGAGGCATTCGAGGCTAAGGAAAATGCAAGAATAAACAAGGCAAGAAAAGAAGGGCTTAATAAGTATCCATTAAATCCTGAACACCCAAACATGAAGCATCATCCTGACAAAGATGTACAAAAACCGACCGCTGCTCAAATTCTTGCTGCGAGGCCTAAAAAAAATTTCAAAGGAAAACAGAAGGCACACGAGGATAAACAGGCAAGAAATACGGCAGCTATAGCCAAGGTAAAATCAGAAAATTTTAACATGAGTAAGTATAAATAAATATGAAAAACATGATAAATCAATTAGGTACAGCTGCAGTGGATCCATTAACTGGTATGCCAATAGCGCAAGCTGCTACTCCAGCACAGACTAATAATGCTGTAGGACCAACTGGTCCAATAGCTAGAAACCCAGCGGATCCAACTGGTACAGTAGAGACTACTAATCCAAATGACTTAAACTTTAATCCTTCTACTAGAAATGCTGCACTTATGATGTATGGTGGCAAAAAGGCTAGAGGCGTAAAACAATAGATTATGAAAAGTAAAAACATGGTTAAAACAAAAAGAACATACTCTTCAGCTCAAGGTTCTAATGCTATTTGGGATGGACCATTAAATATGGATAACCAACCAAGAGGATATGGATCTAGTAGAGGGTGCAAAGGCATTCAGCTATTAGCTAAAAATATGCCAATGTATAAAGCTGGACCTATAACTGAAAAAGCCAAAGGCTTAGACGGTGAGGGTATGAATTAGTGTATATGGAAAACATAAGCAAACATATATCTTACAAAGAGGGCACGAGAAGCTCAACAGCCGTAAGATTAGGCATTAAGAATGATCCTAACGACACAGAACGGTTAGCTATGTGTACTTTGTCAGAAAATATATTTGAACCTCTTAGAGATCACGTATGTGGTCCTATTAGGATCAATAGCTTTTTTAGAAGCGCTGAATTAAATAAGAAGATTGGTGGAAGTTCTACTTCCCAACATTGTAAAGGTGAAGCATTCGACTTAGATGATTCGTATGGTCATAAGACGAACGCTGAGATGTACGCTTATATAAAAACTAATTTAAGCTTTGATCAAATGATATGGGAGTTCGGTAACGAGGATAATCCTAACTGGATTCATGTATCATATGTTTCTGAAGAAGAAAACAGAGGTCAATGCCTTAGAGCTTACAAAGAAAATGGTAAAACTAAATACTCTATAATATAATGCCTTATATACAGCCATCTAGCCCATTACTAGCTAAATCATATTCTCCACCAAGAAATAAGAAGTCTGGTAACTTTGCACCTGTTAAAAAAGGTGGTGGTACTGGAAAAAATGCTGGTGGTGGAATGACAGCTAAAGGTGTAGCTGCTTATAATAAAAAAACAGGTGGCAAATTAAAAACAGCTGTAACTACAGTTGTTTCAAAGTTAAAAAAAGGTAGTAAAGACTGGAAAAGGCGTAAGTCATTTTGCGCGAGATCTAAAGGCTGGAAATCAGAAAGAGGATTGGCTGCCCGAAGAAAATGGAATTGCTAATAAATAAATAAATAAAAAACATGAACAAAGCAGAAAAGTACGACATTAAAGAAGCAAGTAATCCTAGTCTAACGAAAAGCGCTAGAAAAAATTATGCAGATAATGCTCAGCATAACGTTAAGAAGTACGATGGTCCAAAAATGACACCAGAAGTAATGGCGGCCAAGATGGCTATGGATAAGGTTAGTGAGAAAAAGAAAAAGAAAAACAAAGCTGGCAAGGCAATTGGTACTGCTGCTCAATCTTTCTCAGATTCAATTGATAAAGGTGGTGATAAACTTTCTGATCTGTTAAGTGGTATATCAATGCGTGGCACTTCTATGGGTTGCGGTGTTAACATGAAGTCAGGATGTCAAGTGTCTAAACACATGGGTGGACCTAAAATGAAAGCTGACTTGAAGTATATGCCTATAGATAATAGAGCATCAGGTAAATAATATGCCTTTTAAACTAAGTAATCCTCCATACAAAGAAGACCTACCAGTTTATCAAGCTGACTTAGGTAAAGGCGTTTTAGGTCAAGCTAATAAAAATGGTACTATACTTGTTAATAGTAAACTTGATCCTAAGTTTCATGACGATGTTATAGGTCATGAGAAAGTACACATAGCTCAAATGGGGCGTGGTGACTTAGATTATGATGACAAAAACATATACTGGAAAGGTAAAGCTTACTCTAAGAAAGACAAGAAGATAGCTATGGCTTCACCAAATAATTCACCTTGGGAGGCTGAAGCTTATATGAAGTCTGGTACTAAGTATAAAGATAAAAAATACAATGTCTAAGAAAAAATTTAACGAAACTAAAGTAGGTGAGTTTTTAATGACCAAAGCACCTCAACTACTAGGGATTATAGGTGGTATATTACCTGACTCAGGTGGTTTAGGTGTAGTTAAGAATTTAATATCTAAAGACAAATCTATACCACCTAAAGATAAAGAAACTGCACTTAAGTTATTAGAGCAGGATATGGTTGAAATGCAAGAGGTTACAAAGCGTTGGGATTCAGATATGAAATCTGATTCTTGGCTCAGCAAAAACACCCGCCCGCTATCATTGGTTTTTTTAACAGTTATGGCTGTTGCTCTTATTTGGGTTGACAGTGTTGAGAATGCGCCTTTCACAGTTAGTAATGGATGGGTAAATCTACTGCAGACTTTGCTTACAACAGTTTACATTGCTTACTTTGGTTCAAGGGGAGCAGAAAAATGGAAAAATATAAGTAATAATAAGTAATAATATAATCAAATCAAATTTAATATAATGAGAATTACTGACGAAGAGTTAAAAACAATCCGAGACCAGCAAACTAAAATAGCTGAAGTTAAGCAAGACTTAGGAACTTTAGAAATTAGAAAACATGAAGTAATGAATATTTTCGTTGAGATCAGCAAAGAGGTTGAGGCTACGAAGAATGAATTAGAAAAAGATTACGGCCGTGTTAATATTAACCTTGAGGATGGTAGTTTTACCGCTATAGAGGAAGAAGCTAGTAAGTAATGTCAAGTGTTATAAGAAAGATCAGCATAGGAGCTGACTACAAAAGCGATGCAATGCATTATGCTGTTTTACAGCAAGTATATGGAGGTCATGAAATATCTAATATTCTCTTTGAAGAGAAAGATAACTCTTATAACATTTATATAAAGAAGGATAACGAAATATTACCGTGGAAGAAATTCAACTCTAATATGGCTATATCAGTTGAGTATGACTTACAGTACAATGAAAAAAGCTGAGGATTATTTTTTCGCAGGATTTGTATTTGGTGTTTTATTAATGGTAGTTGTAAAGATTATTCTTGATACAATATGAGAAGCATACATGACTTCATTGTCAAACCTATTGATAGTAGGTACAATAACACAGTAAAAGTTGGTGATGTAGATCTCATAACCAATACGAGAATAGAGGAATTCAAAAGTGTAAGTAAAGTAGCCGAGGTTGTTGCGTTGCCTATACTAATAGACACAGACATAAAGATTGGTGACAAAGTGATTGTTCACCACAACGTGTTTAGAAGATTCTACGATATAAGAGGTGTTGAGAAAAACAGCAGAAGTTTTATCAAAGAAGACTTATATGCCTGTTCTGTAGATCAGATATACATGTACGGAGACAATAGAGCACATCTAGACTATTGTTTTGTAAAACCCTTAGTTAACTATGATATTTTTGTTTTAACTAAAGAGAGGCCACTATTAGGGGTTTTAAAATACGGCAACAAACAATTAGATTCACTTGATGTGAACGAAGAGGACTTGGTTTCCTTTAGACCAACATCTGAATTTGAGTTTGTTATAGATGGAGAATTATTATATTGTATGAAATTAAATAACATTGTAGCCAAGCATGAACGTAAAGGAAACGAAGAAGAGTATAATCCTAGCTGGGCAGAAAGCAGTTGAGGAACTAATAAAGGTTGCTAAAGAAGCTATCGTTGATAGCGGAGAAGATATAACAGCTGACAGACTAAAGAATGCAGCAGCAACTAAGAAGCTAGCAATATTTGATGCTTTCGAGATATTAAATAGAATACAAGAGGAAGAGTCGATGCTAGATGAAGGTAAAAAACAAGAGAGCAAGAAACAAAGTAACTTCAAAGGCTTTGCTGAGGGTAGAGCTAAAATAGGTTAGTATGTACGAGCAAAGTTTATATAAAGTACTACATAACCACGTAAAGCCATCTACGTTGAAAAAACGTAACAGGTATAAATCCTGGAAGTATGGATACGATGAGGACCATGATATAATTGTTATAAGTAAAACTGGTGAAATAGGTGAGGTATACGAAATACAAAACCTTAAGATAGCTTTGCCAGCTGAGTTTGACACTCACAACTTTAAAAGCAAGAAATGGGGTAAGACTGAATATCCAAAAGAATTAAATAGAATTAAAACTATATTTGATTGGAAAGAATATGCTGACGACTTCAAGGAAGAATGGTATGATTATATTGAGAAAGAGTTCGAGAGACGCGAAAACGGGTTTTGGTTTAATAATAACGGAAATCCTACTTACATTACTGGTTCTCACTACATGTACTTGCAATGGTCAAAAATTGATGTTGGCGAGCCAGACTTCAGAGAGTCGAACAGACTTTTCTATATATTCTGGGAAGCCTGTAAAGCAGATACAAGATGCTTTGGAATGTGTTACCTCAAGAATAGACGGAGTGGCTTTTCATTCATGTCATCTGGAGAAATTGTTAATCTTGCAACAATGTCAACTGACTCAAGATACGGTATTCTATCTAAATCAGGACCTGATGCAAAAAAGATGTTTACAGATAAGGTCGTGCCTATATCAGTCAACTACCCATTCTTTTTTAAACCCATACAAGATGGTATGGACAGACCGAAGACAGAGCTTGCTTATAGAGTACCAGCCTCAAAACTTACAAGAAGGAAACTTGATACTAACGATAGACCAGAAGATCTGGATGGGTTGGACACTACTATTGACTGGAAGAATACTGGTGACAACTCCTATGATGGAGAGAAACTAAAATTACTAGCTCATGATGAGTCTGGAAAATGGGAAAGACCTAATAATATACTTAACAACTGGAGGGTAACTAAAACCTGCCTGAGACTTGGTAGTAGAATAGTTGGTAAGTGTATGATGGGTTCAACATCAAACGCTTTAGATAAAGGCGGTGAAAACTTTAAAAAATTATATAATGCCTCAGACGTCACAAGAAGAAACAGTAACGGACAGACTGCTTCTGGATTATACTCTTTGTTCATACCTATGGAGTGGAATTACGAAGGATACATTGATGCTTATGGATTACCTGTATTCGATACGCCAGAGAGACCAGTTAAGGATCCGTATGGAACAGTTATTACACAAGGAGTCATTGACTACTGGAATAACGAAGTTGATGGATTAAAAGAAGACCAAGATGGTTTAAATGAATTCTATCGACAGTTTCCAAGAACAGAGCAACACGCATTTAGAGACGAAGCTAAGGAGTCTTTATTTAACTTAGCTAAAATATACCAGCAGATAGATCATAATGAATCTATGACCGCAAGTGGTTTAGTTACCAAGGGTAACTTCCAATGGGAGAATGGTATTAAAGATACTAGAGTAATGTTTATGCCAAGTAATAGCGGCAGATTTTATGTTACTTGGATACCACCAAGGAATCTACAAAATAGAATTGTAAATAAAGGTGAATCTAAGCATCCTGGAAATGAACATCTAGGTGCATTTGGCTGTGATAGTTATGATATATCTGGTACAGTAGACAGAAGAGGTTCTAATGGTGCATTGCATGGCTTAACTAAGTTTAGCATGGAAGACGCACCATCTAACCACTTTTTTTTAGAATACATATCTAGACCTCAAACTGCTGAGATATTTTTTGAGGATGTATTAATGGCTTGTATATTTTATGGCATGCCTATACTAGCAGAAAACAACAAACCTAGACTTCTATATCACTTCAAGAGAAGAGGTTATAGAGGTTTTTCAATGAATAGACCTGATAAAAATTACAATAAGCTATCAGTTACAGAAAGAGAGATAGGTGGAATACCTAATTCAAGTGAAGATATAAAGCAAGCTCATGCTGCTGCTATCGAGACTTATATAGAGGAACTAGTAGGAATACTAGGTGATGATGAAATAGGAGACGTATACTTTCAAAGAACACTAGAGGATTGGTCTAGGTTTGATATAAATAATAGAACAAAGCATGATGCATCTATAAGTTCTGGATTAGCTATAATGGCTTGTAATAGAAATAGATATGCACCAATTAATAGAATAGTAAGAAAAAATATAAATCTAGGACTTAAGATGTACGACAATACTGGACATATTTCAAAAATAAAAAATTAAATGATTGTAGGCGCAAATCCAAATAGTGTATTTCCTAGCCAAGTAGTTAGTGACGAAGAAAAATCAAGCTTTGATTATGGTGTTCAAATTGGACGTGCCATCGAGTCAGAGTGGTTTAGACAAGGTGGACAAGGCAATAGGTTTTCACAGAACTTTAATAGATTCCACTCACTAAGACTATATGCTAGAGGTGAACAACCTGTACAAAAATATAAAGATGAATTAGCTATTAACGGCGATTTGTCTTACTTAAATTTAGACTGGAAGCCAGTACCTGTTATATCTAAGTTTGTAGATATAGTAGCTAATGGTATGACTGAAAAGTCTTTTGATATAAAAGCATATGCTCAAGATCCAGAGTCTGTACAAAAAAGAACTAAGTATGCTGAGTCTGTATTTCAAGACATGCTAGCAAAGGAAGAATTAATTGCACTTAATGAGCAGATTGGTATTAATGGATTCTCAACAACTGACCCAGATAGTCTACCTCAAAATAAAGAAGAATTATCTTTACACATGCAAATGGATTATAAGCAATCCATAGAAATAGCTGAGGAAGAGGTTATCAATCAAGTTTTAGCTAAAAACAAATTTGACGAAACAAGAAAAAGATTTAATTACGATTTAACTGTATTAGGTATTGGAGTTGTTAAAACAACTTGGAACAAGGCTAATGGTGTTTTAGTTGAGTACTGTGATCCTGCAAACATAATTCATTCCTATACTGATGATCCTAATTTTGAAGACATATATTATGTTGGTGAGGTAAAGTCAGTGTCTATACCAGAACTGAAGAAAGAATTTCCAAACATACCAGAAGACGAGCTTAAAAGAATAGAAAAAATGCCTGGTAATAGGCAAGTAACTGGTTGGAGTAATTACGATGAAAACTCTGTTCAAATTTTATACTTTGAATATAAGACTTATAACAATCAAGTATTTAAAATAAAACAAGGGGCAAATGGCCTAGAGAAAGCCATACAAAAGACAGATTCATTTAATCCACCTGAGAACGATACATTCAAGAAAGTATCTAGAAGTATAGAGGTTTTATATAGTGGAGCTAAGGTGCTAGGTACCAACACTATGCTTAAGTGGGAGTTAGCTGAGAATATGACTAGGCCTTTTGCCGATACTACAAAAGTTGAAATGAACTATGTTATATCTGCACCAAGAATGTACAGAGGTAGGATAGATTCTATAGTAAGCAAAGTAACAGGGTTTGCTGATATGATTCAGCTAACACATTTAAAGTTACAGCAAATAATGTCTAGAATGGTTCCAGATGGAGTGTTCTTAGATGTAGATGGCTTAGCCGAAGTTGACTTAGGTAATGGAACTAATTACAACCCTGCAGAAGCGTTAAATATGTACTTCCAAACCGGTAGTATATTAGGTAGATCTTTAACCCAAGACGGTGAATTAAATAGAGGTAAAGTACCTATTCAAGAATTACAGTCATCTAGCGGGCAAGCAAAAATAGCTGCATTGATACAGACTTATCAATACTACTTACAGATGATAAGAGATGTAACAGGGCTAAATGAAGCAAGAGATGGTTCTATGCCAGATAAAGATGCTTTAGTCGGACTTCAAAAGTTAGCCGCTAATCAATCAAACGTAGCAACTAGACACATATTACAGGCAAGCAGTTATATAACGCTTAGAGCATGCGAAAACATCTCTATGCGCATTGCTGATTCATTAGACTTTGCATTGACAGCTGATTCACTAGAGAATAGTATATCAAGATATAACGTTGGTACTCTGAATGAAATAAAAAATCTAAACTTACACGACTTTGGTATATTCTTAGAATTAGAACCAGAGGAACAAGTTAAAGGGCAATTAGAACAAAACATACAGGTTGCTCTTCAGTCTGGTGGTATTGATTTAGAAGATGCTATAGATATTAGGCAAGTTAACAACATACAGTTAGCTAATGAGATGCTTAAGCAAAGAAGAAAAAGAAAGCAACAAGCTGCCCAAGAAGCTCAGCAGGCTAATATACAGATGCAAGCTCAAGCTAATGCTGAGGCATCAGAGAGATCTGCTTTAGCAGAGGTACAGAAACAACAAGCGTTAACAGCTGAAAAGGTTAGTATTGAACAAGCTAAGTCACAATTTGAGATACAAAGAATGCAAACCGAGGCTCAAATTAAAAGGGACTTAATGGAAGAAGAGTTTAATTTTAACATTAAGCTTGCGCAAGTAAGAGCTAATGCTGAGAATGTCAAAGAGAAAGAGATTGAAGATAGAAAAGACAAAAGAGTAAAAATACAAGGTACTCAACAGTCTGAATTAATAGATCAAAGACAAAATGATTTATTACCAAAGAACTTTGAGTCAGCAGGTAATGATACTTTAGGTGGATTTGGTTTAGACCAGTTTGGTCCAAGATAATTTTTTTAATTTATATTATATTATATTATGTCAGAAGAAGTAAAACAAGAGGGGGATTTTAAAATTAAAAAGAAACCTTCTATGAAAAAACTGGTTAAACAACCAGAGGTAGTTAAAGTAGATTTATCTGCTAAAAAAGAAATAGAACCTGAAGTTACTAGGGTTGAAATAAAATCACAAGATGCCGTTCAAGAACAAAGCACAGATGCAAGCAATGATACTATCGGAAAATCCGAAGACAGTAAAGACAGCGAAAACGTGGTTGAAGAAGTACGGCCCACCGATGATGTCAAAGACACCGCTTCAGATGATGGGGTGCAAGTGCTCCAAGAAATAACAGACGAAGAAGAAGAAAAAGAAGTAATAGCTGATACTGTAGAAGAGTCAAAAGAGGTTAATAAGCCTTTACCTGAAAACATAGAGAAACTTGTTTCTTTTATGGATGAGACAGGTGGTGACATTGAAGACTATGTTAGATTAAATGCTAACTACGACGACATCGATAGTAAGACTTTGTTAAAAGAATATTACAGAAAAAATAAACCTCATTTAGATGAGGAGGAAATATCCTTTATACTGGAAGATAAATTCGAATATGACGAAGAAATTGACGAGGAAAGAGAAATACGTAAGAAAAAGCTTGCGTTTAAAGAAGAAGTTGCAGAAGCCAAAGGCTTTTTGAAAGACTTGAAGAGTAAATACTACGACGAGATTAAGTTAAGACCGGGCGTAACTCAAGAGCAGAAAAAAGCTGTAGACTTCTTTAACCGATATAATGAAGAGAAGCAAATAGCCAATGACAAACTACAAAGGTTTCAAAAAGGTACATCTGAATTACTAAACAATGATTTCAAAGGTTTTGATTTCGAGGTTGGAGAGAAAAAATTTAGGTATAACATTAACAACCCTAGTAAGGTAGCTGAAGAACAATCTAATATATCAAACTTTGTCGGAAAGTTTCTAGGCAAGAAAGGTGAGATAGTAGATCAAAAAAGTTACCACAAGGCTTTATATGCAGCTTCAAATGTAGACAAGATTGTTAATCATTTTTACGAACAAGGTAAAGCCGATGCTATAAAAGACGTTGTCAGTAGTTCTAAGAACATATCTGATAAGCCTAGACAAGCAGCAAGCGACAGTGTTTTTATTAATGGTCTAAGAGTTAAGTCTGTAAATGGAGTGGATTCTTCGAAACTTAGAATTAAAAAATCAAAATTTAACAATTAAAAAAACAAAAAAATGGGACAATTTACTCCTGATGCTAACGACCCACTCGGTAAGTTTAGCATCACACCTATGCCACAGAAAATGACTTTGGCATCAAATTACTTAAGCTTTACTGATGGAGCAAATGATTTTGCTCAACAGTATTTGCCAGAGATTTACGAAGCAGAAGTTGAACGTTACGGAAACAGAACTTTATCTGGATTCTTACGTATGGTTGGCGCTGAAATGCCAATGACTTCAGATCAAATTGTATGGTCAGAACAAGAGAGATTACATATCGGATATGAAAGCTCAACAGCTGGATTAGTAACTGTTACTAATGCTGCAACTGCAACATCAACAATTACATTCGCAGGCACTGCTTTAGACGCTAATGGTGGAACAGCAATTAGAGTTGGTAACACAATTGTTGTTACTAATCCAGCAACTGATGTTACACTTAAATGTTATGTTGTTACATCAGCAGGCGCTGCTATAACTGTTAAGTCGTACACTACCGCTACTTTAGCTACTATTGGAAACGTTAACGTGAACTTATTTGTTTATGGTTCTGAGTTTGCAAAAGGAACAGTAGGAATGCAAGGTTCTCTTGACGCTCAATTTAAGCAATTTGACAACAAACCTATTATAATTAAAGACACCTATGAGATCAATGGATCTGATACTGCACAAATTGGTTGGGTTGAAGTTGCTGCTGAAGATGGAACAAATGGATATTTATGGTATCTAAAGTCTGAAGGCGAAACTAGACTACGTTTTCAAGATTACTTAGAAATGGCAGTTGTTGAAGGAGAGAAGAAATTCACAGGAGCAGGACCTTCTACAGTACCAGTTGATGGTACTCAGGGTTTATTCTCTGCTATTGAAGAGCGAGGCAATGTATACCAAAACTACGCAAGTGGTGCAGGTGTTGGCGGAGCTGGAACTAGAAGCGCATTAGCTGATTTCGATCTTATTCTTCAAAACCTTGATAAGCAAGGAGCTATCGAAGAGAACATGTTGTTCTTAGATAGATCTACTGCTCTAGATTTTGATGATATGTTAGCTGCGCAAAACTCTTATGGAGCTGGCGGCACTTCTTACGGTGTATTTGAAAACTCTGAAGAAATGGCATTGAACTTAGGTTTTGCTGGTTTCCGTAGAGGTTCTTATGACTTTTACAAAACCGATTGGAAATATCTAAATGACGCTACAACTAGAGGCTTAGTTGATAATATCAAAGGAGTATTAGTTCCTGCTGGAACAAGTACTGTTTATGATCAAATGCTAGGTACTAATATCCGTCGTCCATTCTTACACGTACGCTACAGAGCTTCTGAAGCTGATGATCGTAGAATGAAGTCTTGGATTACTGGATCTGTTGGTGGCGCTGCTACTTCTGATTTAGATGCAATGAGAGTTAACTTCTTATCTGAAAGATGTTTAGTTACTCAAGCTGCTAACAATTTCGTATTGTTTACAGGAGCTGCATAAGCACTATTATTATAAGAAACTTGGGGTCGCAAATAGTGACCTCAAGTTTTCTTTTTTTTATTAAATTTTATTTTATATTATGAAGACAAAAGAAAAAACACAAGTAAAATGGGAGATCAAAGATAAAATGTATTATCTTAATAATGGCAAAGCTCCACTAACATTTACCTTATCATCTAAACACTCTCAACTATTTCCACTTCTTTACTTTGATGAAGTTTTGGGTTATGAAAGAGAACTAAGATATGCTACTAATAAAGTATCTCCATTTGTAGACGAACAAGAAGGCCCAGTAACATTGGCTCATATTGTTTTTAAAGATGGAGTTTTAATGGTTCCTAAAGAAAAGCAAAATCTACAAAAGCTTTTATCTTTATACCATCCACAAAGATCTAATACATATTTAGAACAAGATGAAGTTGCAGATGCTGTAGATGAGCTAGAGAATATCGAGCTTGAAGTAGAAGCACTAAACTTAGCTATGACATTAGACGTGAATCACGCTGAAGCTATAGTTAGAACTGAATTAGGTAGTGTTGTGTCTAGTATGACAACTAAGGAATTAAGAAGAGACTTAATGTTGTTAGCTAAAAATAACCCAGCATTATTCATAAGTTTAGCTAAAGATGAAAATGTAGAGCTCAGAAGCTTTGGAATTAGAGCTGCTGAATCAGGTATAATTACCTTATCACAAGATCAAAAAACATTTAAATGGGCCACTAATGGTAAAAAACTAATGACAGTTCCATTTGATGAACATCCGTATTCAGCGTTAGCTAGTTGGTTTAAGACTGACGAAGGAATGCTAGTATACAAGAGTATAGAGAAAAAGTTCTCTTAACATGTAACTATAATTTATGACTTTAGGTCACTCCTTTCCGGGGTGGCCTTTTGTTGTAATTAAAATAAAATATTAATATGGCAATAAATGTAAATACAGTATACAAGACTGTGTTATTAATACTTAACAAAGAACAAAGGGGTTATGTTACTCCAGATGAGTTTAATAAAATTGCCGCACAAGTTCAGTTAGAAACATTTGAACAATACGGCGAAGACTTAAATCAGCAACTACGTGTACCTCAAACAGATACAGACTATGCAGATAGAGTTGCTGCGGTTGACGAACATCTTTCTATATTTAAAACATCAGGTGTCGCAACATTCGTGCCTGCAGCTGGAACAGTACCGGCTCATTTTTCTTTGCCAACTACTGATATTTATGGTAATACCGTAGTTCTTTACAGACTAGGTGTTGTTAACTATAAAGAAGAGGTCGAACTCCAAAGACTTCAAAGAATGGATTTTTATAACATTCAAAAATCTCCATTAACAAAATCAACAGAATCATTTCCAACATACTTGCTTGAGAGCGATAGAATATTTGTAAAGCCAAATACTATTGTTTCTAGTATAAACTGTGACTTCTTAAGAAAGCCTATTGATCCAATATGGGCATTTACAGTTGGTGCGGTTGGTCAATACCTATATGACACAAATAACTCAACAGATATAGAATTAGACGTATCAGAACAAACAAGTTTTATACTAAAGACATTATTTTACTTTGGTGTTGTAGTAAAAGATCCACAAATCATTCAAGTTGCTGCTAATCAAATACAGCAAGAAGAAGTAAATAAAAAAAGCTAATAAGATATGCCAAATCCAAATGGTGGTTTAATAACCCAAACAAACGCACAGTACTACTCAGGTCAACAGGCTTTTATTGGTGATAACGCATCGGTTGATTTTACTTGCACGTTTACTGTCAACCTCGTAGCAGCTGTACCTAATGTTTCAAATACAAATTTTTCAGTAACTGTAGGTGGGGCTGTAGTAACAAATTATACATTATTAGCTACGCCTAACAACACTATAAGGTTTAACGCTGCACCTGCTTTAAACGCTGCAATTGTAGTAACTTTAAATAGTACGGCACTAAAACAAAACTATGGTAGCTATCAATACACAAGCTTAAATGACGTTATAAATAATTTCATTGTAGCATATGTTGGTGCTGGTAAATTAATACCTAGTGTAAAAAGAACTGATGTTATATTTCACGCTAAACGTGGTATGCAAGAGTTCAGCTACGATACGCTTAGAGCTGTTAAATCACAAGAGCTTACAATGTCACCTAGCTTAACAGCTATTATACCTCAAGACTATGTGAATTATGTTAGGGTATCTTATATAGATGGTTTAGGTGTAAAAAGAATTATATACCCAAACAATAACTTAACTATAAATCCAGCGGAAGCACCTATACAAGATGATCAAGGTGTGCCAACTCAAGATGTTACTGGTGAGAACATAGAAAGTGATCCACCAAAAACAGTAGAGAGATGGAGAGCTACTGACCAATCAAGAATAACTGGGTTATTTAGTAGTAATCAACTAAACAATGGCGTTGACTTAAACAACTACCTTGACAACAGCTTATACTGGGGTGGTATGTATGGACAAAGATATGGTGAGCAGCCAGAACTAACCCAAAGAAATGGATGGTTTGGTATAGATGAAGCTAGAGGAGTTTTTACTTTTTCTAGCAATCTAAAAGACGTCCTGATCACCATAGAGTACATCTCTGACGGTTTAGCGTATGACTTGGATACTAGAGTCCCAAAGATGATAGAAGAAGCTATGTATGCTCATATCGGTCACGCAATAATAGCTAGTAGAATAAACCAACCTGAGTATGTTGTTAGCAGACTTAAAAGAGAAAGAAGTGCTAAACTTAGAAATGCTAAAATAAGATTATCTAACATAAAGATTGAAGAGATAAATCAAGTTATGAGAGGTAAATCTAAATGGATAAAATCTTAATATATGCCAGAAGTTAAGAATACTTTTATAGGGGCTAAGATGAATAAGGATCTTAACCCTAGATTAATATCAAACAGAGAATATATAGACGCTAGAAACGCATCAGTGATTAGCTCAGAGAATGATAACTCAGGAGTTTTACAGAATGTACATGGTAATATAACTCTTACTGACTTTGGTTTAACGGATGTCAATCTTGATATAATAGGGTTTTACGTAGATACTATTAATAATAGACTGTTTGCATTTATAACTAACTGGAATGATACTTCTACTGATAGACTATCTAATTTTGCTCCATCGACTTCGAGTCATTATATATACATGTATAATAACAACACGGATACTTACAATAAGTTAGTTGAAGGTAGTTTTTTAAATTTATCGAAAACAAATCCCGTACTAGGTGTAAACCTACTAGAGGACTTATTGTTTTTTACTGATAATAGAAATCAACCAAGAAAAATAAATGTAACTACAGCAGCTGCTGATGCTACTTACTACTCTAAAGAAGAGCATATTTCTGTAGCAAAATACTACCCATTTAACGCACCTGTATTTTCAAAGTACAAAACAAACAGAGGTTTGATTGTTGGCTCACAGCTAATGATAACATCAAACATGAGCGTTACTTACCAAACTCCTCCAGGACAAATATTTACTAATATAGATGGTAAAGGGGCTAGTATACAAATTACAACTGGTCCGCCTTTAGGTGCCCCAGCTATAATCTTATCAGCAGTCGTAACTGTTGCTGGTACTGGGAATTATTCAGCAGGTGATGTCATAACTTTAAACAACGTAACTGGTGCCGCGGATCCACAAGATACCTTTTCTTTTCAAATTCTCTCAGAGAATATAGAGCAAGAACCTACAATGAAGGATGTTGTGAGTGAATACTTACCTTACACAGCTCAAGCATTATCGGCAGCATCAACTAGTACAAGTATAGTAGTATCAGGTGTTACAGGATCTATAACATCAGGTATGCTTGTAGAAGGAAGTGGTGTACCAAGTGATACTACAGTAGTTAGTTTTTCTGATCCAAACTTAGTAGTTAGCCAATCTGTTAATGTTGCTGCATCAGCTAGCCTACAGTTTAGCCTACCAAATCCAGACTTAAATGTTAGCTTTGATGGCGATATAGATTTTACTAAAGATAAATTTATAAGATTTGCTTATAGATTCAAATATGATGATGATGAATATTCAATAATATCTCCATTCTCTCAACCAGCATTTATACCTAAGCAAGATGGTTATTTTTTAGGTGAAAACCCTAACAGTTACTTAGCTGAAGGTAAGTCAGATGAAATAGATGCGTTTAAGAGCTCTATAATTTCTTTTTTTGAAAACAAAGTTAATAAGGCAATAATAACTATAGACTTGCCTAATGGCATTAATACTGTAGGTGATCTAGATACTGGTCTAAAAGTAAAAGAAGTAGATATAATATATAAAGAGTCTGATGCTCTGTCACTAAAGGTGTTAGATACACTAACCTCAGCGCAGTTAAACACCTCAGAGATACAATTAACTTATACATACAATTCTCAGGCTCCCATTAGAACATTACCTAGTAATGAATTAAGTAGGGTTTCAGACAAAGTACCTATAAGAGCTGCGTCACAAGAGATAGCATCTAACAGGGTCATATATGGAAATTACTTGGTTAGATTTAAAAGACAATCAAATGTTGACTTCAATCTACATCAAGGCGAAAAATATACGCTAGGCCAAAGTACAGATTCTACATCTGCAGGGGTAATTAGAGTCTATCCTCCTACAAACCAACAACAGTATCCAAATCACAACTGTAAGCAGAACAGGTCGTATAAAGTTGGTGTAGTTTTATGTGATATTTTTGGAAGGCAATCAGATGTCATGACATCACCTGGGGCATCTACTACATATAATAAATATTTTACTGGTAATCAAATATCTGCAACAGACACTTATTTAGGTAATTCATTAAAGATTGAATTCAACGATGCTATAGCTTCTGATATAGCTATAGGTGAAATAGGATTATATAGCGCTACAAATCCATTAGGTTGGTATAGTTACAAGGTAGTTGTTCAGCAGAAAGGCCAAGACTACTATAATGTATTTCTACCCACAATATTGAATAACACGCCACAGAGTGAGTTTGATGTAAGCATAACAACTAATCAAACTGATTTTGTTGACGGTACATATACAGGCACAGTAAGTGTTACCACAGGCTATACTACAGACAGCGATGATGGTAATGACATGATAATAACTGTTACTGTTGCTGGCAATACAGTTACTAAGGTTACTGTAAACCAAGCTGGTACTAGATATAGAACAGGTGATCAAATATTTGTTACTGGTAATGGAGGTGTGCTTGGCGGAAGTAGTGGTAATCTACTATTAACATTAAACACCTCTTCTATAACAGATACTAAAGACTTAGCATTTATAACATTGCTAGGCGATAATATAAATAAAATTCCAAGAGACTTAAATGAAGTTGGGCCACTACAAGTACAATTTAATAGCTCTGTCAATATTTTTCCTAGAGTACATAATATTAATTATGTTTCTACATTAGGTACTAATAAGCAATACTCAACTGCTAAAACACCTGATAAAGTTGTTTTAATAGGCCAAAGAGATGACTTAGGCTTAGACAAGTCAATAGAAGGTCAAGTTTATAATACATCTCCATTTTTTGGTATGCCAAATGTGCCAACTACGTCTAACTCAAATAAAGGTTCTAACTATTTAATAGGTCAAGTAGCAACTCAAGATGCTGTCGGCTCTATTGGTGGTTTTACTAGTCCAAACGTAAGCTATGAAAGAATAAGATTGAACGTGTATGAGACAGAGCCAGTATTTTCTAACATAGACATATTCTATGAGTCAGGTACTAATGGTGTAATAAGTGAATTAAATAACTTTATAACAAGAGGTAATGGTAGTACAATCAACCCTGCGTTAAATAGAGCATTAATAAGTGAGATAACATACTTTAATTCATATATAATAAAAAAAGTTGTAACAAGAGAGGCTACTGGTAGGCAAGCAGTTTATCCTGGTTTACCTTGGAATCCTACTGGTTATCCAGTATTTCCTAGTAGAGCAGAAGCTACAGAAAACGATTTCACTTGGTTCTTAGAAGAGTCTAGAATAAGAGGTGGGTATAATAATACCCAAACTGATTTAGCTCCAAGAGCATTTATAACAGAAACAAACGATGAGAGATTAGAGTTGTCTAACGGTTTAATATACTCTGGTTTATATAACTCTAGAACTGGTTTTAACGAAACAAATGTGTTTTCAGTTGCAGAGTCTATAACTAAGAATCTTGACCCAAGGTATGGAGGTATACAAAGATTGTATACTACAGATACAAATTTAACTATATTTCAAGAGGATAAAGTAAGTAGAACATTTGTTGATAAAGACGCTATATATACAGCTGATGGTAATCCAGCTGTAACAGCCTCAAATGTTGTGTTAGGTTCAATTCAACAATATGGTGGTGAATACGGAATAAGTAGTAATCCTGAGTCATTTGCATTCAAAGGATATAGAATTTATTTTGCAGACAAATATAGAGGTTCTATCATGAGGTTATCTAGAGATGGGCTAACAGAAATAAGTTCATATGGTATGCGTGATTTCTTTAGAGACAAATTGCGTGACATATCTGACGTGTTTGAAGATCAAGTTGTCACTGCTACAGTTAGTGGTTCATCTGTAATTGGACTTCAAATTTCATTTGACTCAGATGTAGACTTTAGTAGTCTTGAGCTTGGTATGGTTATACAAGGCCAAGCTCCTGATACATATGGGCTTAATGGATTAATAATAAATCAAATATCTCAAACACCTGGTAACAATTGGGTTAAATTAAATAGTACATTTTTAGCTCCTGCTATTGGTACAGAAATAAAATTTAAAAAGTTTGTTAAAGACAAGGTAGTTGGTGGTTATGATAACTACTTAGATAAGTACGTTGTGTCATTACAACAGGCTGTGACAGCTATAAACGGTGGTGTAGAAACTGGTGGAGAGTATAACACAGTATCTTTTAATGAGTCAAATAATGGTTGGACTAGCTTTTGGGATTACAAACCTTCATTCTTAAACACACTAGACTCAACTTATTTTACATGTAAGGATGCTACTATATGGAAACATTATAACAACAGTGTAACTAATAATAGAGGTAGCTTTTATGGTACTATATATCCATCAACAGTTCAGTTCTCGTTCAATCCAAACGTATCGTTTTCTAAAAACTTTAACACAGTTAATTATGAAGGTAGTAATGGTTGGGAATTAGATTTTTTCCTATCAGATCCAACTGAGCAGGTATATTTAAACCCTAATTACAATAGCTATAAAGATCAATCATCTGCAGTATACAGTTACCTTGAGGGTAAGTATGTTGAAGATGGAGTTACATACCATGTAGGATTTAATAGAAAAGAAAATAAATACTATGCTAACCTTATAAATAAAGGTGTTATAAAGGATGGTGTAACTACAGTGCCACAAGGATTACCTGGGCAAGTAATAAACGGTATAGGTATGAGTGGTATAAAAGGTTATTTTGCAACAGTTAAACTAAGTACAGACAGTACAACAGATATAGGAGGACAAAAAACATTGTTTGCTGTATCGGCTAATTTTGTTTAACATAAATTAAGTTTTTTAAAAAAAAACTATGACATTAGGCTTTATATATAGATAGTAATAGGCTATTGTCACAGTTTGTAAATAACCACATGGTAAAATTTTGTATAAATTTAAAATAAAATAAAATGAGTATATTATTAGGTATCGCCGCGGTTGGTCTTGCTGCTTCCGTAATTAAAAAAAGGAAAGCAGCTAACGAACTTTATGGCGCTATTCAAACTCAAGCAGTCAAGGATCAAGTTAACTCTGCTAGACAGCAAGGCATGCTTAATGAGTTAGAAAACAACAGGCAGGACATAATAAATCCTTACGAAAACGTAACTGATTTAAGTGGGGATATGTCTAATCCATTTAACAACTTAGGCGTTGCTACTCAGGCAGCTGAAATGCAAATGGAACAAACTGACATAGCGTTAGCGAATACATTAGACACACTAAGAGCAACAGGTGCTGGAGCTGGTGGAGCAACTGCTTTAGCGCAGGCTGCTTTACAAAGTAAGAAGGGTGTTGCTGCTAGCATTGAAGGTCAAGAGGCTAAAAATCAACAGCTTAAAGCTCAAGGCGATCAATTTCTACAGCAACGAAAGACTGCTGAGAAACAAAGAGTTCAAGATGCTGAGGCAAAAGGAGCTATGTATGAATTTGAAAGCAGGGAACAAAGAGAAACAGACAAACTAGATAGACAAGCTGACTTAGCTGATGAGGCTAGAGCTCAAGACAGAGCTTCAAATAATGCAATGGCACAGGGTAAGTATGCTAAAGATAATATGGATGCTGACATGTTCATGTCTGCTAGTTACGCAGCAAGTTCAGTTTAAATTAATAATAAAACATGAGTTATAAAAACCCAAAAACATACGTAGACGACAGCTTAGGTAAGTTTGCAACTAAGGAGTTTGAGAAGCGCTCCAAAGAAATGCTAGATGGAGTAGCAAAACAAGTTCAGTCTGCAAATGCTAAAACCGAGGCTAACTTTCAAGTATATAGAAATGTAAACAACCATATCAGCGATGTACAATCAGGTTTAGAAAAAACAGGGCTTGAGAATAATGTTGATATTGAAAGCTACATGAATGCAAATAAAGACATTATACATAAATATAAAGAATCTTCATTAAGATACAACACGGCTACTGGACCATACGATGGTATGGAGTATGATGAAAATATGATAAGAAATAGCAGGAGTTACATACATAATGCTGCTGATAATGTGGCTCCACTTGAAGTTACTCTTGACAAATACAGTGAGATAATTAGAGAGAAAGGTATAGGTACAAAACCTGGTCAAATAAATCCAAGCAATTCGGATCCTAGGTATGCCGTTACTCACGGCTTATCTAAACCTAATAGTGGTTTAGAAGGTAAGATTGGTTTTGAGATGAGGTACGATGAAGATACGGGCTACCAATTATTTCAAGTTACAAAATCACCTGAGATAGCTAAGTTAAATAATGAGTTATACAAAAAGACAGGTAATAAAGAGTACTTAGATGCTGGAGATACTTACGCTGTGTCTGCCGCTGATTTAAGGCAAGCACAGACTGGAGACAATGTAAACCCATTTTCTCAAGGTGTTTATGCTACAAATCCAGATATAATAGGTACTGGAACAGACAAGGACTTTGGTATAAAAGATGAATTGATTAAGTCAGGACTTATAGACCCTAAGAAAGGCACGATAACAGCAGATTTCTATAGCGATCCTACTACAATTGTTAAGTCAGAGGTTATAGATGGTAAAGTAAAAAAGTACTATGTAGACCAAAGTAGAGTTGACTACAATAAAGCTAAGACTACTATTCAACCAGAAGCAAATACATATGCTAACATGATGATGAACCAAGGTTCACCTACTGTGGCAGCGTTTGTTCAGTCACATGCTCAATCAAGAAATGAAAATGGCAAGACTGTTTATTTCTACAATGAATTAGAGATGATGAATGGTCAACCAGTTATAGGTGACAATGGTAGACCAAAACTTGGTAAAGAAGTTATTTTAGGTGACGATGGTTTTTTTAATGTAGAGTTTAAGGAAGGTACTGACAATACATATGGGTTCAATGAAGATGACTATAATAAAATAAGGGACTTTGCTGTAAGAACTACTATGGACAGAGTAGGTGTGTTTGGACCACCTAATGAAAAGGTAAACACAACAAAGAAGTTTATAGAGCCTAAGACCGCGCCTATAGGCACTAAGGGCGAACGTGACGCAGCTAATACTAGTCTAATGATAGATAAAGCTTTAGAGAGCAATATAGCTATGTTAAACTCAGATGATGTAGATGCTATGGATTTCAGTGAGCTAAATGGATTGAGAAGTGGTTATACTGTTGAGATACTTGATCCTGGAAGTCCAAACTTAGTAACTGTATTTGGACCTGAGACAACTAAAAGCGGTGGACCTGTTAAGATAGATAACATAGACTTAAGTAAACCTAGAAAAGCTAGACAACAACTATACAATATATTTGGTGTCAAGAAAGCCGTTGAAGGTGCTGAGGGTAAGATGAGGACTCCACAAGCTATAAAAGCATTAACAGCACCTATAAGATCAATGCCAGATGAAATATCTGAAGAGAAGTTTATGGAAACACTAGGTGATGACTACATTAGTAAATTAAAAGCCGTTGGTGTAACTATAGAAGAGGATACTCCTGGCAGCGATAAGATTCTTATAACTGGTCCAAATGACTATAAAAAGGTTATAAACTTAAAAGAAGCAGATTGGAAGTCAATGTATAACAGCGCTATCAAAGAGGTAGTTGCTAAGACTGTTGTAGCTGGGTCTTCAGCAAAACTAGACGCAGCTGAAATGTTGAGCAAATATAGCCAACCTAAATAAATACTAATATGGAAGAATTAGAAGTTATTGTACAACGCATGATTGATGCTGGTGAGCCAGAAGAAAACATCAAGATGGTTATTGAAGAGTACGAAAAAGTTGATGGCTTGGAAAAGCCAAATGCTGTCGAGGATACTGCGACTGCGACAGCGGAAACAGAAGAAGCAGATACGGATTTAGCATTGGAAGATGGTTCTTTGGAGTCACCAGAAAAAGCTAAGGATTTAGGTTTTTTTGAATCAGTATATAACTCTTTATCAAACTTCACAGAACAACTAGGTGATATACCTGAGTTTTATGGCTTGTATTCAGGTGATGAAAAAGGAGCTAATGCTAGTTTAGAAATAGCGGCTAAGTCAATGGCTGATGCGGTATTTGGCTCTGCATCAGTACAGGAGTTTACAGAAGACACTGGATATGATTTTTTAACGCAAGGATTAAGTGAAGAAGATTTATTTGAAAATATAAGACAAAGGAAAATAGAGCAAGATAAGACGTTACCTACTTTAGAAGTAATTAAAAGTATTAAGGAAGGTGATGCAGCTGGTGTTGCCGCTGGTATATTTAATGCAGCAGCTAATGGGTTAGGTAGTGTTGCATATGGTGTTGCTACACTAGGTGTAGGTTTTTTTTCAGACTATGCAGCTGATAATTACATAAACTATAATAAACTAAAGGCAGAGAACCTTGGTGTCTCAATGGATGAGTTAATAAAATCTGGAGAGGCTGACAACGGTATACCTTTAACTATGGCTGCTGTTTCAACTGGACTTGAAGCGCTTAGCTTAGGATTTATAGGTAAAACAGTTGGAGGAATAATTAAAGGAACTGCTGGTAAAGGTTCAGCTAGTTTATTTGCGCAGATGAATAAAAGTCTAGCGGAGAAAGTTTTTTACAACAAGAACGCTAGAACGTCAATGGCAATATTAAACAGTGGATTGACAGAGTTTAGTACAGAAATACTTCAGCACGCATCTGATAAGGTGAATGAGGAGTTTGGTTCTGTCGCTGGTACTGATAAACAAGCAGAAGTGGCAACTACTGTATGGGATGCGGCATTTAGTGAAGAAGGATTAGAAGCCGGTATACAAGGATTTTTTGGTGCAACGAGTATTGGTGGCGCAGCGGTTAGTGCTAAAGCTATGTCTTCTATTAGAAATATCGTAGACGGTGAGTCAACTACAGAAAACATAGATAAGTTAGTTAAACTTAATAACCAAAAGCAAGCAGCAACAGACAATACCGTTAAGAAAGGGTTACAAGTTAAAATAGATAAATTAGAGCAAGATATATCTGACTCAGTTGATAAGGGTAATGAGATATATGACTCTTTAAGCGATGGTCAAATACAAGAGATAGAAGATTTAACTGAACTCGCTGATGCAGCTAGCTATAATATAACTGAATTAAACAAAAAATTTAGAAGAGGAGATATATCACAGGAAGAATATAACGCAGCTTTAAGTGGGTTTAATGAAGAATACAATAGTGCTAGGCAAACTTTGGTGGACATGCGACTCAGTGAGAATATAGAGTTTGCTAAAAAAGAAGGTGAAAAATTAGGCTTAGACGTACAAGTAAAAGAGACAGAAGAAGAATATCTAAAGGCATTAAGGCCTCTCGCTAAGAAGATGAATTTAGAGAAATGGTCTAAAATGTCTAAAGAAGAAAAAGGTAAGTATGATTCTTTTAAAGACTTTGAGAATGCACAATTAAGAAGTGAAGCATCATTTGTAGGTCAAGGAAAAATATTTATAAATAAAGAAGGAGCTAGAAAAGGTGGTGCTATAAATGTTGGTGCACATGAAATACTACATCCTATATTAAACAAGTTAATTGGTGATGCATCAAAGCAATTAGGAATAGTAAGATCCTTTAAAAAGTCTATGACTTGGGATCAAAAGAGAAAAGTTGAAGATGAGTTAACAAAAAGAGGTTACAAAAGTCGATCAGAAAGAGCTACGGAGTATCTAACTGTGTTTAGCGATTTGCTGAGTAAAAAGAAAATAAACTATGATAAGTCAGCACTTGAAAAATTAAGTGATGCAATAATAGGTACTCTTAAGAAAGCTGGAGTAAATAATGTGTCACTTGAGTCTGGTAAAGATGCCTACGAGTTTATGGCAGAGTATCAAGAAAGCATTGAAAAAGGAGAGTTTACAGAGGAGATGAGAGGTGCTTTAGGTAAGGATTTAGATTTATCAAAAGTAGATGCTATAAATACACAGCAGAAGTCAGCTGAGGTTGATAAAATAGAAGCTCAAATTGACAAGTTAGACGAGCAATTGAATGATGGTTCTATAGATGTCGATTTTTTCCAAGAAAAAACTGAGGAATTATTTAAACAACTAGAAGAGGCTAGATCTAGGCCTGAAAGAGAAACAAAAGATGAACCTATAGCTACAAAAGAAACAAAAGATAAACCTAAACAAAGAGTCTCTGATAATCAGAAAGGGTTAAATAAAAAGGTTGATGATCTTGTTGGTGAGAAAAACGAAGATGGTGATTACGTCATGACCAAAGATGAATGGGATGATGGTGGATTAGTAGATGCTTATGAGGCTATTATATCAGGCACAATAATAGATGCATTGATAAGAAGAGGAGTAGTAGGCGAACCTAGTTACCTTAAACAATTCACTAATGATGTAAAAGATGGATTAACTGAAACTTTGATGCGTTTTAATCCAGAGAAAAACAACAGTTTAATAGGCTTTATCAATGGTCAATTAAGATTTAGAAAAGGTGATGTGCTTAAGTCTTATAAGGCAAACCTAACTGCTAGTTTAGATGTAGAGTCTGGAGAGATTGGAGCTGTAACAGGTATTGCAGCTGATGAAGAGTTTGATGTAGAAGAAGCAGAGCTATCAGAAGCTAAAGAAAATGCTAAGAAAATAAAGGCATCAGAAAGGTTTATAGAAAATTATAAACTAAGAGCTAAGCTTAAACGAAGAATTGCAGAAGATATAATAAATGTACCACCAGAAAAACGTACATTTAAAAAGGCTCCATTTTTAGCAGCTGATATTATGGGTGAAGAGATTGGGGTACCAGCTAAAAAGATAGTAGATAAAACAGCTAATTTAAGTTCAGCGGAGCTACGTGCAGGTGCTATGTATATATTTAAGCATGCAGACTTAATAGCAACGCTTCTACCTAAAGGATATGTTGACGGGCCTGTATCTCTCGAACTACAAGGAACTGGTTCAAATATACCTGGAAACGTTCTTCGTGCTTACTACAATAAAGATACGTCTAGAGTAAGAACTGGGCCTGGTTTATCGCCTTACATCAAGAAGAGAAACCTTACTGGAAAAGACATATTAGCTGGCATAGGTTTTGAGAATGGTAAGCTAAAGAGCAATGTTTCTCCTAAACTTCCAGAAGGTCAAACTATAAAAGGCTTACTTAACGTTATAACTAGGTTAGTTGAAAATGAATATTCCAGAAGATTTGGCGACTTAACTGAACAGCAAGCGGCTAACTATAGAGGTGGCTTACAAGACATTCAGTTTAGTCTTGGCTTAACAATGGATAGTGATCACGACTTATTACTTAAAATTCAATTTAGTAGAAAGGATGAGTTAAGAAAAGAATATGAAAATGTTCTTAGGAAAAAAAGACCTAATCTAATAGATATACCTAAACAGGTTGATGAGCTTTTTAAATGGGCTGATGGACTAAAAGTTAAAGATAATCAAAAGTCCAAATACAAAAAATTAGCTCTATATTATACTGCTAATGGTTATACTAAATTTCCAGAAGACGGTTATAAAATTAAAGAAGTTGTTAGATTATCTGAAAAGAACAAAATAGATCCATATGCTTATAAAAATCCAGATGAACTAATAGTTAAGTACACTAAGTTTGAGAAAGCAAAACAAATAAATCCAGACGGAGTAAAGGAATTCACCAATAAACAAAAACTTGAAAACGGAGTAGTTATATATGACGTTGAAGACTCTAAGGCTGGTCAACAAGCTGTTAGAGGTATTGTTGACGGCGAATGGGGTATAAACGCTAACCCGTGGTGTTTAATAGCTAGAACTAGAACTAAGTCTGCTAGAAAGGAATTCAAGAATAAAGATGATGCCAAGAGCTATATACGTAAAGTAACAGCTAAAGGTTATAGAGTATCAGAAATCTTTTCAGTTGACCAAATGGACATAGATGATGGTTTATTTAAAGAAGGAAGTAAATTTTCAATTAATGTAGCGGAACCTTTTGTTTATGATTCTGAGACAGAGCTATACTCTGCTGGTAATATGTGGAAAATGTACAATTTAGGCAGACAAGGGTATAAAATAGCCTTTCAAGGTGGTAAATTAATATCATTTAGAGATGGTGGAGAAATGGTTGAAGAAGAAGTCGAAGAAAGGACCGATGAAGGATTTGAGAGAGGCCCAGAAGTTCTTACTAACTGGTGGGACAGGTTTGATGAAGATACTACAACATTAAAGATATCTCTAGGTGTTGACAAGGACAAAAACTCTAAGACTTTTGGTCTTAAAATACTAGGTGGTGTTAATACTAGTAATAATACTACTCGAATTACTGGGTATGAGAAAAATAGCAAGCAAATTCAAGATGGATTATATGAATTATATGACTCAAACAAAAGATTAGTAGAAAAAGTACGTTATGAAGACAATAAGATCGTTAAGAAAATAGAAGTTGAATATACAGGTCTTTCAAATTCTGAAACTACAACGAAAACTTATAAATATGATAAAACTGATAAAGATGGTAGATTTAAGGCTACAAGCGTTAATGTTAGAAGTAAAATAGCAGTATACAAAAGTGCACCAAAGCAAACATTAAAAGAACAGCAAGAGACTGCTAGAACTGGCACCTTTCCTAGTGCTGGTAAAAAGTCTTATAAAATCAAAAATAAAACCACCAACACTACTTATGAATACATAGCTAATCAACCTTTTGGTGATAATGATGCTAGGATAACGACTACAATTGTAGAAGAAAGGATTACTTCAAAGTATCCATACAGTAGCAAGGTACAAATAAAAGGAGATTTAGATTTCACAACCAAAAAAGTATATTTAGATACTTATGTAGGTACAGGTGAACATGCACTTAGAAACGAGAAACAAATGTATCAAGAATCAAGCTATACACCAAAAGACGGGAAAGGTTTTGATTTAGCTCGAGAAGAAGAAATAAAATATAAAATGAACAAGCTTGACGCTCAATTAGAATCTGGATATATAGATATTGATACTTTCACAGAGCAAATTGATCCATTATTTAGAGAACTAGATGATTATGTTTACGCAGCAGGAACTTTTGTAAAGCCAAATACTGTTGTTACTGTAGATGAAATGAAGGCACTTAATGCTTTTAAAGCTTCCTCTATTCAACTTAGTAAGTCTGTAGATAAAGCAGCAGAAGCAAATAATAGCATGCTACCTAAGCTTTTTAGACTAACTAAGCCTTTTACAAATGCAGATGTACTTAAGCAGATGGGATATTTAGATTTTTTTGAGAGCATAGATAATGTTGCAGAAAGAATGTATAAAGCTGGTGAGTCAGATGAAACCATAGGTGTAATTCTTGATAAGAAACATGCTATGGCTGACGATAACAATAAAAAACTTCATAGCAGACTGAATAAGCGTGACAAGCCACGAACAAAGAGATTAGCACCAAATGGTGAACGATCAAACTTAAATGATCAACAATACGACATAGTAAGAACACCTGCTTTTAAGAAATGGTTTGGCGACTGGGAGTTTGATCCTGATAACGCAAGTAAGGTTCTTGATGAGAATGGTGAACCAAGAGTCGTTTGGAGAGCTAGAGACAAAACTAAAGGTGATACTGGATATATAATAAATGCTCTTTTAACTCGTGAGGGTGTATTTTTTACTGACAAAAAAAGTAATGCTGTTTTATGGGCGGAAATGTTCTACAAGAAGAGAAAAGGTGAGTATGAAATACTTCAAGCTTTTTTAAACATAAGAAATCCTGATGTGTTTGATAATTTTTGGATAGATTTCGTTAAACATGGTCGGAATAACTTAAGAAATAAGTGGAGACCTACATCAGGTAAAGACGGAGCTATTATACTAGACGATGAATGGCACAATTACTATACGCTTAAAACTGATTGGAAAGATTTTGAAGGTAAGCAATTCGTTGCCGTTAACTCTAAACAAATAAAACTCGCAGATGGATCTAACACCACGTTTGGCGTAGAAGAAGATAATATTCAGTTTAGTAAAGCTGCTGATGAACTAAACGCGGCATTTGCCATTAAACTCGATAGTGATTTTAATAAAATGGTAGAAGCTAAGACTGGTATAGCTGCTGGTAAAGAATACGCAAAGGTTAGAGGAGAAATTGCAGGCAAGGGAAAAGGTTTCTTTAGGTCTATTATAAAACCATCAGCTGAAGACTTCGTAGGTTTATTATATGCTATGCTAGGTAAAGGTAAAGAAGGTAACGAGCAAATGGCTTGGCTTAAGGAGAATCTATTAGACCCTTATGCTAGAGGTATACGAGCTGCAACAACAGCTAGATCAACACTGATGCAAGGATATAAGGAGCTTGTTAAAGAGATGAAAAACGCACCTAAAGGTAGTGAATTAAGAAAAAAGATACCTTTGGCTAAACCTATAGAAGTTAATGGTAAAACAGTTAAATATTCTGATTTTACTGTGGAGCAAGCAATTAGAGTATATATATGGAGATACCAAAATTACAAAGCTAGAAAAGATGAAAAAAATAAAGCTAAAGATATAGTTATACCAGGGTTAAGTGAATCTGACATACGCGAGATGCAAGATTTTATGAAAATAAACCCAGCGTTACAAATGTTTGCAAAACATGTAATGTCATTAACTAAGGGTGATGGTTATCCTAAGCCAAGTAAAACCTGGTCAACAGGTAATATAGTCACTGACTTGCTACAGGGTTTAAATACTACAACCAGAGCTAAGTACTTAGCAGAATGGCAAGCGAATTCAGATATAATTTTTTCAGAAAAAAACCTAAACAAGTTAGAAGCTGTTTTTGGTAAGAATTATAGAACCGCAATGGAAGATATACTTACGCGTATGAGAACTGGTAGAAATAGAAATGTTAGTAACAAGAATGAAAAGTTAACACACGATATTATGGACTGGATAAACGGTTCTGTTGGTGTTATAATGTTTTTGAATACTAAGTCAGCTTTTCTTCAAGCACTATCTATGTTTAACTTTATTAACTGGAGTGATAACAACGTTCTTGCTGCAGGAAAAGCATTTGCAAATAAAAAACAGTATTTTAAAGATTTGATTGCGCTCTTCAATTCTGAATTTCTTCT